TGGACAGGCGTAGAACTACTAAAACAACTAGCTTTATATACTGGCACTTCTTATCAAGAAGTTAATGTTTGGTTGTTTATAGTTATCCATCCCTTAATAACGTTGGCGTTTTTCTTATTGTGGTTAAAATGCAAGTTTGTGCGTTGAACTTTTTTATAGGCGTATGTCTTATTGCGTTTAATAAAATATTTTTACAGTAGGGTTCGATGCCATCATTAAACGACATGCTTAAAGATATGCCCACTCATAAGAACTTCTACTTGCGTGGTGTTATAAACTCTTTGCTTCCTGAGTTTATGGATCCGTTTGATTCAGAAATTAATGAAAACAACATATCTGGCGAGGCTCTAGAGGCATTGCGTATGGCTGTTACAAAAGTTCATCCAAATCTTGAAGAGGGTCAGATAGAAAGCATTAACTACGAGCAAATGATGAAGGTATTTGGAGACACTTCTATATTTGAACGTAATTATAATATTGAAACTGTAGGTGATGAATTACGAAATTCTCTTGGCCAGTTTGGAGTTACAAAAGAAAATGGGCAATATGTAATTTTTGATACATATGATTTTGAACCTCGCGGTGGATTAGATGCTTTAAAAGAAGTTATTAATGAGACTAGAGCTAGTGGTGATATTTATCCTATGGCTCGTTTTATGGGCGGTGTGTTAATGCCAGAACAAGCTGGTGGTGAAGCAGCAGAAGATGCGTTGCGTGTTCGCATACGCATCCCTAACGAGCAACAACTTATTGATATAGACTTTGATAACGACATTGAGCCAGATGCAGAAACATTTGTATTTGAAGGCCCGATGACAAACAAGCGCAAGACGCTGTGGGATACTTTTACTAGCATGTTTGTTTCAGAAGCCAAAGCGGGTCAGGTTGATGATTTTGTACCTCTTGGTTTGTCTCCACAACAAACAAGAGATTTTTATGAAAATTATACCAAACAATTAATTAGAGATGGCAAAGCTGTACCAGCAATGAGTTCTGCACAAATACCTTTGTCTGATGATACTGATACAAGTTTTTTGGATAACTAATGGCAAAGACACCAGCATGGACAAGAAAAGCAGGAAAGAACCCCAAAGGTGGTCTCAACGCTGCCGGTCGCGCCTCTTACAAAGAAGGAACCCTCAAGCCGCCAGTAAAGTCAGGAGACAACCCAAGAAGGGCGAGCTTCCTATCGCGGATGGCGGGCAATAGCGGGCCAGAACGCGACGAGAAGGGCAAACCCACACGCTTGTTACTCTCCCTGCGAGCGTGGGGTGCGTCATCAAAAGCGGATGCTAGAGCCAAAGCAAGAGCTATTAGCAAGCGAAACAAAGCAAAGAAAGCGAGAGCATAGTGGCTTATTATTATCGTGATGGTACAGAGTACAAAGGTGAAGTATGTATATTACCTGATGGTCGTGTGATTACCGGCCCTACTTATAACAGTGAATCTCAACGCTTACTTACCGAGCCTCCTGTGGTAGAACAACCAAAGCGTGCAAGAAATGCAGATGGTGGTTTTATAGCAGATGATAAATCTACTAAGGATGTTAATGAAGCGTGGGTTGGTGGTAAGGCACCAGCTAAAAAGAAGAAGGGTAAAAAGTAATGTGTATGGGCCTTGCTAAATCAATGATTCAAAGTGGTGAAATATTAGGAATTATTAAAAAACTTGATCCTAAATTTAAAAAAGAATTTGAATCAAAAAAAGCAGTTTCAAGAAAATCAAATTCTAATTTAACCTTTGTGCCTCAAAAAAAGAAAAAACAAGCAAGGCCAAGACCTAATAGACAATTGCGTTTAAATCCCGGACGAAGATCATTTTTAGAAGGAGATAGTTAACATGCCTATGGGTAAAGGGACGTATGGTTCTACTAAAGGTAGGCCACCAAAGAAGAAGTCAATGCTAACTGCAAAACAAAAAACTTTGCCTGATGCATTAAAGAAACGCATTGCTATGGCAAAGAAAAAAAAGGCTTAGTTATGGCTGAATCTTTATTTACAAGAAAATCCTCAAGATCTCCAACAATTTCTAAAGTTGCTATGGAAAGAATGACTGCTGAATTAAATAAAGCAAAACCTCTTAAAACAAAAGCTGAAACAGAAGCTAGAGATGCAAAAATTATTATGAAGCATCTTAGATCTACAAGAGGCAAAGGATCTGCATTTACTGGTAGGGGTAAAAAATAAATGGCAGTTAATGAGGCTGGCAATTACACCAAACCTTCTATGCGTAAGAGTTTGTTCAATCGCATAAAGGCTGGTGGTAAAGGCGGTAGGCCGGGGCAATGGTCTGCGCGTAAGGCACAGATGCTTGCCAAAGCTTATAAAGCTAAAGGTGGTGGATACCGATGAAGAAGCCACAAAAGTCTTTGCTTAATTGGGGTAAGCAGAAGTGGCGCACTAAATCTGGTAAGCCATCTACTCAAGGCCCAAAAGCTACTGGTGAGCGTTACTTGCCAGCAAAAGCTATTAAGGCAATGAGTGCCAGCCAATATGCAGCAAGCTCTAAAAAGAAGCGTGAAGATACCGCAAAAGGTAAACAGTTTTCTAAGCAGCCCAAATCTGCAAGACGTATAGCCAAGAGGTACAGATGAGTTTTATGCATACGCTTAAAAAAGAAGAGCGTGATATATTACGCACTGTAGTTCGTAATGTTCATATGCAATACTTTCCACAAGAGTTTAAATCCGACTATGAAGCTGATAAATTAATTGCATCCATAGCTCCTGAAGTTGTGGCTTCATTAATTAAAGCTGGCAAGGATATGAAGGTTGACCAACTTTAAGTACAAGCCTGATGGTAACGTACTGAAATCATTTATGAAATCAGATGTATTCTTTCGCGGCCTTAGAGGGCCGGTAGGTTCTGGTAAATCTGTATGTTGTTGCGTTGAAATATTCCGCAGAGCATTGCAACAAAAGAAATCAGAAGATGGGAAACGGCATAGTCGATGGGCTATTATCCGTAATACTAACCCACAACTTAAAACCACAACCATTAAAACATGGCTTGATTGGTTTCCAGAAAATGAATGGGGCAGGTTTACATGGTCTGTTCCATACACACATCATATACAAAAAGGTGATATAGATCTTGAGGTTATCTTTTTAGCATTAGATAGACCTGAAGATGTTAAGAAGTTGTTATCATTAGAATTAACAGGTGTGTGGGTTAATGAAGCTAGAGAAATAAGCAAGAGTATTATTGATGCTACCACAATGCGTGTAGGTCGTTACCCTTCTATGAAGGATGGTGGTTGCACATGGACAGGTGTTATATGTGATACTAACGCACCAGAAGAAGATCACTGGTGGCCTATTATGTCTGGTGAAGTTCCAGTGCCAGATCATATTCCTAAAGAGCAAGCACAGATGTTAATTAAACCTGACAACTGGAAGTTCTTTACTCAACCTTCTGGTATGCTTGAAGATAAAGATACTGAAGGTACTGTTGAGAGATACTTACCTAATAAAGCTGCTGAAAACAGACAGAACATGAGGGAAGATTACTATCCTAATATTGTTGCTGGTAAAACAAAAAGCTGGATTGACGTATATGTAATGAATAAATTGGGGACTATTAAAGATGGCAAAGCAGTCTATCCTATGTTTGTGTCTGATACCCACATCGCCAAGGAAGAAATACCAGTGGCGGCAGGGGTTCCTGTGTATATCGGTGTTGATTTTGGCCTCACTCCTGCTGCTGTTATAGGGCAGAAGGTTCGTGGCAGGTGGTTAATACTTCAGGAAATTGTAGCTTTTGATATGGGTATTGTGAGATTTAGTGAGGTTATGAGGCAGGAAATATCATCTCGTTATGGTGATTGTGAAATTAATATTATAGGTGATCCTGCTGGTGACTTCCGCGCACAGACAGATGAATCTACTCCATTCCAAATACTGCGTGGTGCTGGCTTAAATGCACGCCCTGCACAATCAAACGATGTATCACTTAGACTTGAATCCGTTAATGCGCCATTGAATAGAATGATTGAAGGACAGTCTGGTTTTCTTGTAGATCGTAGATGTCAGACGCTTATTAAAGGATTTGAAGGTGGTTATCAATATAAACGTATGCAGGTATCTGGTGAACGCTTTGATGATAAACCAGAAAAAAACCACTTTTCACATATACATGATGCATTGCAATATTTAATGATGGGTGCAGGTGAAGGTAGAAACATCTTGCGTAATGTTTCTGCGTCTACTAAACCTTTTCAGGCAAAGACAGAGTTCGATGTATTTAGTCGTAGACCTAAACCAAGGCGGCAAGGTCTGTGGGCAAGGATGTAATTGTGCGTTGCATTGCAACAATGCATCAAGTTATTAGAGCATAAAGGAGTTTTTGCATGTGTACATCTTCTGTTTTTAAACCATTTCAAAAATTGGCTCGGGGTTTGCTTGGTATTTCAAAACCTAAAGCACCTCCGATACCTCAGGCATCTACTGACGCTTCTGATATGCGTCAAGAAATGATTGCTGTAGAAGAAACAAAACAAAAAGAAGAACGCCAAAAAAGATTGCAAGATCAAGTTAGACGTAAAAAACGTGGTGGCTCTGGCAAGCGTTCTTTAATTACAGGACAAGGTGGCGGCATCGGATATTTTGACGAGACGCTATAATGGATACTATTGCACGCCGTATGCTGGAACGGTTTGAAAAAGCTAAAACAAACCGTGTTATGTTTGAAGGGTTGTTTGAAGAGTGTTTTGAATATGCTCTTCCTATGCGGCAAAGCTTTTTCCATGAAAGTCCGGGGCAGCGCAGAGATGATAAGATCTTTGACGAAACTGCTGTAGTAGGCACTCAAGAGTTTGCATCTAGGCTGCAATCTGGCTTAGTGCCAAACTTCGCACGATGGGCTGACTTTATTGCAGGTAGTGAGGTTCCTCCTGAACAACAAGATGAAGTTAATAATAATCTTGATGAGGTAACTGAATATGTATTTGAAATTATACAAAATTCAAACTTCGGGCAAGAAGTGCATGAATCGTTTATGGACTTGGCTGTTGGCACAGGTGTCTTGCTTGTTGAAGAAGGTGACGCAGTTAATCCGATACGCTTTAACGCTATTCCGTTACCGAGTGTTTACCTTGATACAGGTGCAGATGATAAAATTGACCATGTATATAGACAGCGTACGCTTAAGTATTCAGACCTTCCTGTGGCGTATCAAAAAGCGGTTTTCCAAGAAAAAACAGCCAAAGCGATAATTGACCAGCCTGATGGCAAAGTTAAAATTGTAGAAATGGTTTGTCGTAATTACGAAAAACTTAATGAAGATAAATTTGATTTTTATGTAATAAATGTTCCTGAACAAGAAATGATTTTACAGGATCAGTTTGTTGGCGTTGGTTCTAACCCTTATGTATGTTTCCGTTGGTCTAAAGCCAGTGGTGAAATTTATGGAAGAGGGCCATTAATAAACGCTTTATCAGCAATTAAAACTACTAACCTTACTATTGAGTTAGTTCTTGAAAATGCACAGATGGCTATCTCTGGCATTTACCAAATGGACG